AAAACCAAACCAAATGCAAATCACATTAGATAATCACGAACAGGAAATTGTCAGAGGAATCGCAATCGCAAGGCATAAAAACAATATCGATAGAGGTAGCAGAGACTTTAAAATGGGTATCTTATCTCCCTTGATGCCAAGTTTGTGCATACCCCTTATAAGTTCATCAACGACAAGAGCAATGCTTACTGTGTTTAACTTTTCCGATGTCCTTGCAAGTTTAAAGCGTTCCAAATCCACCGCTTCGGATTCTGTCAATCTCGGAGAAGTAGTCATGGAGTTCGTTCCGTTTCTCATTATAGATGTCAAAGTTTGACTTAGTGCTTGTTCCATTTTTAGTTTCTTTAAGTTTAAATAATCCTTTGTAATTGTTTGAGATGCTTTGATTGATAACTTTTTTTGCAGTTTCTAAATCACCTCCCGAAAGTTCTACCAAGTTGTTTATGGCAGTTTGTTCAGTCTTTGCAGACTTAAACTTATTGCCATGCTCAACCTTTTTATATTCCATCCATCCTTTCCAAACATTTTCCCAATCATCAGAAATGAACTCTAATTCTTTTATTTGTATTAAATCTTTCTTTTGTATGGAATTAGTCTTTTGTATAATGGCACTTTCACCGAGGTCGGTAATTTCCGATGTCGGGTTTTCCCGAACTCGGATAGGTTCACTTTCGGCAGGTATGTCATAAACAATATGATTCCAACCTACAAATCTACCAGTGGTTTGGTCATGCATCTTTATTGATAAAATATAACCTTTAGACTGTAACCCCTTAAATGCTCTGTCTATGCTCCCAGGTTTATCAGGAAGGTTGTTGTAAAGATTCTTTTTGTAAATGACCCAATCCGTTGGAAGTGATAATAAATAACTCAAAAGACCTTTTTCATCAAGAGACAAAGACTTGGACTTTATCAACTCATTTGGTAAAGTCGTAAACCTTTCGGTTGATTTGCTCTTTACAATTTGTCCAGTATTCATAAAAAAAATACCTTAAAAAGGTTCGGGGGAAACAGGTCAGCTTTCGCAAACCTCCAAACCTTTCTAAGGCATTAATAAGTTTATCTTGCACTTGGGTTTCCCTACCAAGTACTCCAAATATAACATTTTATTTAACATCTTCAACTTTTTTCTTTACTCTGACCGCATAAGTTTTGCCATCAAGTCTGCTGATAACCTTGCGACCAACCTGCCGTAAGTCGCTAATCTTATTGGGAGGATATCCCATAAAGTTGCAAACGCACTTACCTGACCGATATGTAACCGCCTTTGCCCTGCGTTCTTCAATGTCTTCAATGCTAAGGTCGTAGACTAAATACTCAACTGCATTCTCTAAATGATAGGTTATATCCCTCATAGTTCTTTAATTAATCGTTCCTGTGCAATTCCGTAAGTTGGACCATGTCCGAGGTCAATAAGGTTCTCCCTATGGAAAACATCCCCACCTGGGAAGAAACCTTTAAATTCATAGGTTGGAAACTCGCCAACCATTAAAGCATAATAGTCGGGTATTGCCCTTGACTTCCAAACACCTACCAATAGCATTCCAAATGGTTTCTTGGTTGTTTTTACATCAATGTATCCGTGTCCTTTTATGTAACAATCAAAGGAGATAGGGTGATTAATAGTCATATCGGGATAGATATTTTGCAGTTTGCAAAATGCGAACTCACCGCCAGTACCTTCAATGTTTATGACTAAATCATCCCCGTTACCCATTTTAAAGTCTCTGCTACCTCTATCGATATTGTTTTTATGCCTTGCGATTGCGATTCCTCTGACAATTTCCTGTTCGTGATTATCTAATGTGATTTGCATTTGGTTTGGTTTTAGTATGGGTGAGGTCTTTACAACCCCACCCTTGTTGTTAATTCAAAATGGAAGGTCTTGGATTTCCTCTTGTTTTTGAGGTCCACCAGTAACCATAAACTTGGCATTCCCGATGATTGTACCTTTTTGTCCTTTTTCCCTTTCTTCTTTGGTGATGGATTCTACGATAAAACCATTGTTTCCGTACTGGTCCACCTCTTCCTTTAGGAATAAGGTTGCGGACAAATATTGTCCTTTTTTACCCTTGTACAATCTTCGTTGGTCAATTTTACTCACATCAATTGAAAGACTAATTAACTTTTGCATATTTGTTTTTATTTACTGAGTTGAATTTTGAAGGTTGAAGTTACTGACTTGATTGGTAAGTCTCCTTTATGGTATGTCTTTTCTTTGTCTTCTATCTCCTTTTGCTTTTCCTTTAAAGTGCTGATTTGCTCTTCAAGTTCCGACCAACCTGGGAGGTCTGAAAAGTCATACTTAATGCTATCCATTTGAGAAACGGATGCCCCAAGTACCTCTGCTTTACCTTTAGGATGCTTCATAAGTTCTGCAAGAACATTCTCGGTAATTCGGGATTTTACCGATTTAATCAATTGTTCTAAACTATTGAACTTGATTGCCAGTTCTAAAGGGTCAAGCAATCCATCGTTGACTTGCTCTTGGATAGCATCTGCCATAAGTTCTATACCGAATTTAGTGGGGGCAATATCCCCCACCTTTATTTCATTAATTTTTAAGGAGTTCATTTTTTCTTGCTTTTAGTTGGTCCTTGATAAATGTGTTGGTTTCAATCTTGTGCTTATTGGCATCGTAAACCTTTTTAAGTTCTATAATGTTACTCGCCTTCTTAATCGCAATAGCAAGTCTGCCAATAGTCAACTCGGCATCTTCCTCTATAACCTCTACGGATTCAACCTCCATTTCGGGTAGTGCTTCAACCATTGTCTGCAATGCCACTGTAGTTGCATTAGGGATTGATTCTGCCTCTGATTCATCCAATACACCCAATCCTAACAAGTCAAGCGTTGCCCTCCGTTTTGCCTTTGTTTCGGCTTTCATTATAGCATTAGCATAGGCTTCACCTTTGAGACCTGCGATGTTTACTGCACCAATTGATTCGGTACATCTACCATCAGGAAGGGATGCCTTGCTTGTTACAATGTAAACCCCTGCTTCCGCATTGGTGTCTCTTGTTGTAATCAAGTGAGAAACTTTATGCAACTTGTTAAGTTGTTGAGTTCCCGACCTTGTGCAGTAAAGTACCTCCTTGCCATTAAGTCTTAGGATATCAAATGGTTTGGTGAATGGGTCTAATCCCATACGTTCACAATACCCATTATAATACCTCACCTTGTCGTTTGCCGACAATTTCGATAAATCCCCCTGCAAGATTAACTGGTTCGCAATAGAGGTTTGCTGGTTTTGATTCTGTTGTTGTGTCATTTTGTTGTGATTTGATGTGATAAGGAAAAGGTCGTTCAATTTTAAATGGTGTGTTTTCTTTCATTGGCGAGATATGCGAAATGTAAATTTCCCAATCTTTTATACTTTTAAGACCATAAAAGTAATACCACTGCTTTCTTTGGTTTGATATTCCTTCGTATGTTCTTTGTGGGAATGCAGTTGCTCGGACTTCACCATTGACCGCAAGGGTCATTTCAATTCTTTCAGATGGCATAATCTTCCTGCTTTAATTTATCCTCTGCATATTTTTGGATGCACTTTTGTTCTACCAATTCATAAACATCCCTTTTGAATTCGGGTTTGAGATTAAATACATACCAACCAGGAAAGTTAATGTACCTAACATTAATTTCCCATTCTCCATCTTTTGCAGTAACAAAAGCACCAGCGGTTGCAGGTAGGTCAACATTTGCATTAAACCATTCTTTTGGCATTGTAACATTTGCGGTAACGTAGTTCATGTGATTTATTTTGTGTTAAAGTTAATTAATTTCTTCTAATATCTGAAATAATTTTTGCATCGTACTCAATCTAACTTTGCCAGTCTTTTCTGCTCTGTTGACTGTGGCAAGTGAGATGCCTGATAATTCTGCCAACTTTTCTTGGGTTACTTCCTTGCTTCTTCTTAGTCTTCTAAGTTCTTTGTTTGTCATTGTCTTGGTTTTGATTATTAAATAAAATTGTATAAATCCGAATAAATATCTTTCTTGTTATCCTTGATTAACTTCTCACACGCTTTGCATCTACTTGCGTGTTTATCTTTTGAGGATGCATTCTTATTGAACTTATCCAATGGTTTCTCTTGCTTACATTTAGTACATTGTTTCATTTTCAATCATTTTGTGGTAAGATAACAGAACGAACATATCCCATCAATCTGAACTGCTCAACAGTTTCTTTTAGATGCTGAACCGCTTCTCCGCTATAAATCATTGCATCAATAAGTTCACCGAGCAACTTGTGTCGTTCAAAGGTGTTTAGGTCGCCCCATTTAGGCAGTGGCATTTCGGACATTTTGATTGTGTTTTAATTGTGATTGTATAAAGTGATTTGCAAAATCTGCATTTAACCCAAATAGGTTGCAGTATTTTCTTGGCATTCATTACCTACAAAATTGGTCTTGAATCTGACCTACTACCCAAAGCATTGCGATAATTGTTGCCCAAGTGATGATTCTTTTTGCTTTCATTTTTTTGTTTTTACGGATTACTGGATGGGATGGGGCTTTGGGCCTTCTCAACCGTCCTACACCCATTATATTACATAGTAATTATTATGTCAAGAGCGAGTTATCCACTCCCGGTAGCCCATTTGTACCACCTGTAGGAAGCTGGGCCTGTGTCGGCGATTTCCCGTCAATCAGTCTTTGAACCTCTGGCGGTATCCGGTACTCGATCTCACTCTCCCCCTTGTAATCCAAAAATATCTTTTGACCTTCCCGATAGAAATACTTGCCGAGCTTATTCTCAACCACTCGGTACTGGTTCCAAAATGGGACTTCCTGAACCTCTCCAAACTCAGCGATGGTGTTCACGTTCAGCACTTGGCCGCTGCGTAGCTCGAGCCACTTTACCTCGCTGATTAGTTTCTTGATGTTTTCGTACTCCTCCGAAGAGATGATGTGGATGTTTCCACTCATCATGTAAATGCATTTAGCGTCTGACATAAGTTATTTTTTAACCCCACCTAAAGGAATGGGGTGTTTATTAAATCTTTCTAAATTAGAACTTTCTACAGGAATTACAGGGCCATGCTTATCTTGTTTATCTGGGTCCAGTTCAGTCATTAAGCTCATCAAAGAGTTGTCACTGTTT